GAGTAGAAAGACTTATGACCCAAGATCCGAGGATCGAGGAACATGCATTGAGAGAATAGATCCAGGGGCGTGTTTGTAACTGGTGACCCTGTAAGTATTCTTTTATACCGAAACATTGTAGAAAGTTTTATAAGGGACTTGGTCCTGGCTGCCTTATGGTTTTTAATCGTGGTTGATTCGTCCACGGCTATAAGACCTTTAGACCCGAATTTGTTGGCAAAGAACTCACCGGCCTCTCGCCCCCGAAGAGAAGAGAATGATTCAACATTCATAACAAAGACTTTCATCTTGCCCCGAGCGTTGACCATTGTTTTGATCTCTTGCTTTCTTTTTGCCGTCATAGGTGTTTGCCAGCTAGACATATATGTTGGAATTGATTCCCAGAAATGCTTTGGAATCTCCAATTCTATCCAGTTTCTATATACACCCTTCGGTGCAATGATTAACGCAAACTCTATTTGACCTTCTGTAAAAAGTCGGGCAATATCATCTAAGAGCACCTTACTTTTCCCAGTTCCCATCTCCATGAAGTACCCGAAAGAGTCCTTCCCTGTTGATTTCCTCAAAGCATCTATTTGATGCTTATATGGTTTTGTTTTAAATTTGTAGTTGACATTCATAATATTCCTCCTATATTCTCACTTATACGGCATCATGAGGGTGTCGTCAACATTAACTTAAACCTGAAGAGGATGTACTTGTCATGAAGACAGATATATTAAATGAGGAGATTTTTGCTGATGCTTCGTCCCTAACTAAAGTGGGGACACAAGAAGGCAAAGAGCTTTCCGGCTTGGTTGGTCAGTTGAACAGTGTCATGGAGCAAATCAATGATACTGAGGAACATCTGAAGCAACTTAAATCTGAGAAGCAAAGACTATCCATTGAGATAATTCCACAGAAGATGGATGAGATGGGAATGGAGCGAGTAGATGTAGAGGGAGCTTCGGTTACATTAGAGCCGTTTGTTTCTGCAAGCATACCCAAGGACAGACGTGAAGAAGCTTTTGCGTGGCTTCGGGAAAACGGTCTGGACGACATAATCAAGAATGATGTGATACTTTCATTTGGTAGGGGCGAAGACAATGTCGCTGGTTCACTTATGGTTGAACTTGAGGGCAAAGGCTTTCATCCCGAATCCAAAACACATATTCATTCTATGACTCTCAAGGCTTTCGTCAAAGATCGTGTCGAAAGAGGAGAAACTATTGATCTTGATCTGTTCGGTGCATTTGTTGCCCGAAATGCTAAAATAAGGAGGAAATAATGGCTAATGAGATCCAAACTAAGAAAGATAACCTTCCAGCTCAAATGATGGATGAGTTATTGTCTAATGCAGGAGAAGGTATTGATTACGCTCCTGATGAATTACAAATTCCCTTTGTGCGTGTTATTCAAGCACTTTCCCCACAAATTAAAAAGAACGACCCATTGTTTATTAATGAGGCTTCTATGGGTGATGCGTTTAACACCGTAACAGGTGATGCTTGGGGTGGAGAGACAGGGTTTGAAATTATACCTTGTCTGCAACAGACAAAGTATCTGGAGTTCATCCCTCGTGACCAAGGTGGTGGAGGTTTTGTTGGCGAATTGGCTGCTAACAATCCTGATGTTGCCAAGGCAGAGCGAACTGGTGGAAAGGAAATCCTTCCTAATGGCAATGAGTTGGTTATTACAGATCAACATTATTGTCTTCTTCTGGGCGAAGACGGAATGAATCAGCCTGTGATTATAGACATGAAGTCTACGCAGCGAAAAGTTTCTAGACGTTGGAAAACGCAAATCGCTATGCAGAAGATTAAGGATCCTAAAAGCGGTAAAATGCTAACTCCTAGTTTATTCTCTACAATATGGAAATTCAAAACTGTTGAAGAGAGCAACGATATGGGTAGCTGGTATAACTGGTCTGTGGAAAAAGTTGGTCTCGTCCAAGACGTGAACTTATATCACGAGGCAAAGGCTTTTCGTGAACAGATCCAAAGAGGCGAAGCGAAAGCCGTGGCCGAAGACCACAGTGAGGTGCAGTCTCAGACCGAGGACGACCAAGTACCGTTTTAGGGACGAAAGGGGGAGGGTCTCACATGGTCATTGGCACTCCCCCTTTCTTTTTATGGAAAATATTAGGAGTTAGTAATGAAGGTAGGAGATTACCGTGATGAGGAAATTCCTTGGCGATTGACAACTCGAAGAGAGCTGAAAGCTCGGGAGATTCTTTGTGGGGCAAGAGATTGTGAGAATGTAGCTATTGTAAAGCTAAGAACTCGTGGACCCTGGTTATGTTCTGAATGTGCTTACAAGGTTAAGGCGGTGAATGAGTTATGTCCTTAATTGACCGTTTTATGGAGGCATTTAGAGGTTCGGATCTTGCTCATGGGCAAACAACAATAGGAAACAAAAGGCGAAACGGAAAGACGGACGCAAAAAGTTTTATTGTTAAGCAGCCCTTGACCCGAGATTTAATAGAAGAGCATCTTAAAGGGGAGAAGGGTGTTGGATCCATCCCCATCAACGCCAATAACATGTGCAACTTCGGTGTTCTGGATATCGATACATATCCGATAGATCATAAGGAGATCTATAAGAAGTGCCGCAGTTATAAGCTACCTTTGGTGGTTTGCCGATCAAAGTCTGGGGGAGCACATTTGTTTTTGTTTATGAAGACCGAAACAAGTGCTACAGAAATTAGAGATTACCTTGGTGAGATTTCCGCTGCTCTTGGTTACTCAGGGTGTGAGATATTCCCGAAACAAGACCAGATATTAGCTGACCGGGGCGATGTAGGTAATTTTATTAATCTGCCATACTTCGATGCGAAGAACACTGTTAGATATGCAGTAGACCAGAATGGTGACGATCTGACAGTTGAACAGTTTCTTGATGAGGTGGATAAGAAACGCACAACCATAGCTCAACTTGAGAAGATAGACTTTGGCACCCAGAGGCAACAGTTCTCTGATGCCCCACCATGCTTACAAATGTTTCTGACTATGGGCATACCAGAAGGCACGAGGAACAAGGTTATGTTTAACTGTGCAATGTATCTTAAAAGAAAGTTCCCCGATTCATGGAAACAGAAGCACGAGGAGATGAACCAGAAACATTGTACACCGCCCTTGCCAGCCACGGAGATTGTCAACTTGCAGAAGCAACTTGATAAGAAAGAGTATTTCTATACATGCAAAGAGGAGCCGATGGCTAGTCACTGCAATAAGTCTATATGTAAGTCTAGAGCATACGGAGTTGGTGACTCCGAGAACATCCCCAAGATCGGGGGTTTAACTATACTATTATCTGAACCACGTCTCTTCTTTCTAGATGTCGATGGTCAGAGATTAGAGCTTACGACAGAACAGTTACAGATGCCTCTTCATTTTCAGAGAGCCTGCATGGAACAAATCAACCGTATGCCTCCCATACCAAAATCTACGGAATGGCAACCGATGATAGGAAAGTTGTTAAACACTGCGACACGAGTGGAGGTTTCTGAAGAACTTACGAGTGCTGGCCAGTTTAAGGAACTGCTAGAGACATTTTGTGTTAGCCGTATTCGTGCAAAGTTCCCCGAAGAGATAGAGATGGGTAAACCATGGACAGAGGACGGATACACATATTTTACGATGAAAGGGTTGCAGGAGTTTTTGAGGCAGAGAAATTTTACCTTGTTTAATAGACCACAAATTCAGCAGAGACTGAAGGAACTAAACAACAATGAGGGTTGTCATGGAATATACAAGGTGAAAGCCGAGAGCGGTAAATGGAAAAACATCAGAGTGTGGTGGGTTCCAGAGTTTCAATCAACTGAGGTAGAGATACCTCCATTAAAAGAAAAGGAGAGTGAAGACGATGTCCCATTCTAAAGAATGGCGAGATCAAAGGTATGTGAAGATTGGAGAACTTGCCGATAAGTTCGGTGTCTCCAAGTCTACGATATACAAATGGGTTAACGAGAGAAGTTTTCCAAAACCCATTGTCTTTGGTGAAGCCAAGAAAAATACCACGGTGAGGTGGCTAGAGACGGATATTCAGGAATGGCTGGACACACGACCCAGAGATAAAGATGAGTGAGAAGCTTATTCTTGGACCACCTGGTTGTGGAAAAACGTATAGATTGATTAATATTGTTAAGGAGCAAATTCAAGACGGAGTAAAACCCGAGCGAATAGCCTTTGTTTCTTTCTCTAAGAAATCTATAGAAGAAGCCAGGTTGAGATCCTCGGTAGAGCTGGAGTTGCCATTTGACAAAGTTCCGTGGTTCAGGACTCTACATTCGATTGGCTTTCGATGGTTAGGCATGAAAGCTGAAGAGATTATTAACCGATACGATTTTAATAAGATCGGTAAACAACTAGGTATGGTATTTGATAATGGTACGGCTGCTGCTATGACAGATGGTCTTTTACCTGTATCTGCCAAAGAAGGGAACAAGTACCTAGAACTTATTGGACGAGCGAAGCTTCGTAAGATCAGTCTTGAAGACCAGTATAACGACTCTGGGAACTATGACATAAACTGGCCGATGCTTGTCAAGGTTAACGAGATTTACGCTAAGTATAAGTCGGACAACATGAAATATGACTTTACGGACATGATATCTTTGTTTGTGGCACAGGGCACGGCACCTTCTTTAGATGTCTTAATTGTTGACGAGGCTCAAGACCTCACTCCTCTTCAATGGGATCAGGTAGATGTTTTACGTCAGTCTGTAGAGAAAGTCTGGTATGCCGGTGACGATGATCAGGCAGTGCATAGATGGATGGGAGTTGACGTAGGTTTGTTTATGAACGCATGTGATGATGTAGAAGTTCTGGATCAAAGTTATAGAGTTCCAAACTCTGCTCACGCATTAGCACAGAGAGTAGTGTCTAGAATAGCTGATAGGCATGAAAAGAGGTGGAGGCCAACAGACAGAGAGGGGTCTGTTACATATCACAGACATTGGTATGATGTGAACATTGATCGTGGTTCGTGGACAATTATGGCAAGAACCAATAGGATTATACAAGATGTTTCTGAAAGTCTTAGACAGACAGGTTACTATTTTGAGAGAAACGGACGACCAAGCATAGACCCGATGTTGCTCAAGAGCATAGACACTTGGGAAGCACTGGCAAGTGACATTTCTGTTTCAATATCAGCCGTTAGAGATCTCTATAAACTTGTGCCCAAGAGAGGGGAGAATGCCGTTGTTAAGTGGGGGTCCTCAAAATCATTAGAGGGTATAGAAGAGGATGTCATGCTTACCTACGAAGATCTTGTACGGAACCATGGTATGTTGGCCTCTAAGGAGACTGACCCGATGTTTATCGTGAACATGTCTCCAGAAGAACGAAGGTACATGAACTTGATAATCAAGCGAGGAGAGGATATAACTAAACCAAGGATTAGGCTCTCTACCATTCATGCGATGAAAGGAGGAGAAGACGACAATGTCATGTTATTCACAGAGTCTGCGTATCCTTGCGTTGAAACAAAATTTCCAGATGACGAGCACAGAATTTTCTATACAGGCATAACAAGAACAAAAGAGAATCTCCACATCATAGAGTCTGGAGCAAAATATAGGTATGAACTATGACAGATAAAAAAGGCAGAAATAGAATACTTGAGGCAGCAGGAGAACATATTAACGGAGCGAGAGCCAAGGACTATGGCGATGCATACGAGAACCATGACCGTATCGCCAAGATGTGGTCTATAGTACTTGAGAAAGAAGTTACAGTAGAACAGGTCTACATGTGCATGATCGCAGTTAAGTTATCCCGATTGATGCAAACACCCTACCATGAAGATAGTGCAATAGATATCTGTGGGTATGGGGCACTACTCGGGGAGGCTGGTGATGGCAAAGGATAAGAGCACGTTAGATTTCTGGGAACGTCAGGACTACAACCTGATTGACACGGATTGGACGGCACCAGAGGTGTTTCCTGATCTGACCAATTGTAAATACATGGCTATCGATCTGGAGACCTACGATCCAAACCTCACGACCCTCGGACCGGGATGGACACGAGACGATGGATATATTGTCGGGGTGGCAGTAGCAGCTGGTGATTTTGAAGGATACTACCCTATTCGGCACGAACAGGGTGGTAATTTATCCAAGAGACGAGTGCTAGAGTGGCTCAAGGCACAACTAGCAACTCCTCATATACCCAAGGTCATGCATAACGCAACTTACGATGCTGGGTGGTTAAAGGCTGAAGGGATCAAGCTTGAGGGTCGAATTATAGATACAATGGTTGCAGCCCCGTTGATTGATGAAAACAGATTTAGTTTTAGTCTTAACAATCTGGGTAGAGACTACATTAACATGTCCAAGAGTGAGAAAGCACTGAATGCAGCAGCTAAGAGTTTTGGTCTCGATCCTAAGAAAGACATGTGGCGATTGCCATCACGGTTTGTTGGAGCATATGCAGAGCAGGATGCCAGGATAACCCTACGTTTGTGGCAGACTTTTGAGAAGGAGCTACATAGCCAGGAGTTGATGACTATCTTTGACTTGGAGACCAGCCTTATACCTTTGATGCTTGAGATGCGATCTAAGGGTGTTCGGGTTGATCTGGATGGTGCTGAACAGGCAAAGACAAAACTTTTAAGAATGAAGAGAGATATTCTTGTAGATATCAAGAAGGATGTTGGTTTTGACATAGAACCGTGGGCAGCGGTCAGTGTTGCGAAAGCTTTTAAGAAATTAAAAGTACCATTTAATATGACGGCAAATGAAAAGAACCCTGTGCCTTCGTTTACAAAATCCTTTCTACAAGCTTGTACGCATCCGATAGCTGGCAAGGTCTTGAGACTTCGAGAACTCGACAAGGCACATAACACATTTATAGATAGTATACTGAAACATGCTCACAAGGGACGGATTCACTGCGAGTTCCACCAGTTGAGATCCGATGACGGTGGTACGGTGACCGGGAGGTTTTCTTCCTCGAACCCTAACCTTCAGCAGATACCAGCACGAGAGCCTGAAATTAAGTCACTGATCCGTGGTTTGTTCTTACCCGAGCAAGGAGAGCAGTGGGGGAGTTTCGACTACTCCTCGCAAGAACCTCGGCTTCTGGTGCACTATTGTGCTTCCCTTGGGGATCAAGACCGTCATGCACAGATAGATAGCGTTGTAGAAGAGTATCACAAAGACGATGCTGACTTCCACCAGATGGTAGCTGACATGGCTGGAATAAACAGAAAGCAAGCGAAAACGGTTAACCTGGGTATTATGTATGGCATGGGACGGAAGAAACTAGCCGATACGTTAGATATAACGATAGATGAGGCTAAAAACCTTCTTGAACGGTATCATGACAAAGTACCGTTTGTTAAGGGTCTGGCTGACAGGGTTTCGGTGACCGCCCAGAAGTATGGACGTATCCGTACAATCATGGGACGGAAGTGTCGATTTAATATGTGGGAACCACGAACCTTTGAATACTCCAAGCCTATTACAGAGAAGGAGATGAAGGAGTCAGCCTTTCCACAGAAGTACAGACGTGCTTTTACATACAAGGCTCTGAACAAACTTATACAGGGCAGTGCAGCCGATCAGACCAAGAAAGCTATGGCTGATTGTTTTGCCGAGGGTCTGGTGCCGTTGATGACGGTGCATGATGAATTGTGTTTTAGTATTGAAAGTGATGCACAAGCCGCTAAGATCAAGGAGATCATGGAGACAGGGTTAAAGCTCAAGGTGCCGAGTAAAGTGGATCAGGAGTTAGGTAATAATTGGGGAGAGGTTGGTTGACTTAAAAAGAAACTTCCTGTACTATTCTCAGGATGCTCGATTAGCACCTCTGGTTTCTTCTCCGAAACAACACGCCTGTTTTTACAGAGGTGCTAACCACCCCCAAAAGTAGCTCTAGTTGTCGGATCTGGTACAAGTATTGGGTTCACCCGGCTTGCTGATGAAGCAGCAGCTGGTGGTATGATATTGGACAAGATACCTGATAGATTAGGTGCCCCTCCAGTAGTAACGTCTGGTAATTGTGACTTAGCTTGTTTTATAGATTCTTGAACATATGGAGCAACTTCTTCCTCTGTTTGAGTTGCCATGCCCTGTACAGTTCTAGCGGTACCAGCAGCAAGAAGACCTTGAAAAGCAGTGAACCCCTGTGCAAGAGGGTCGTTGGCTTTAAAGTTACCTTTTAAGAATTGAGATAGTTTTACAGATTCTCGGGATGCCATCATCATCTTTAGTACTCTAGGATCTCTTAATGCCACAGACATAAATTTAAATCCAGCACCTGTTCCTAAAAGAGTGAGAAAGTTACCACCAAACAACAGATTGCCAAGCGTAAATCCAAGAGCAATTTGTGGTGCGGCTAGTCCACCCTTACCTTTTATCGCTGTATCTGATGTTTTAATTAGTATCTCTGCTAGTGCACTTAAACCTTCATGTCCATTTTTACCAAACATTTTATCTAATGTTTCTTTTCCG